AGACAGAACATATATTCATATTAGAGAATATTTATTCGACCCAGATGAAGAAGTATGGTTTCCAACTAAAAAAGGATATGCTTTAAATGCAAATGAAGTAGATACTGTTATTCACTTGTTAACTAAAGCTAGTAAAAAACTAAGTGCTGATTATAAACCAGATGATCAGTTAGAATTTAATTTTGAGGAGTAATAATGAGTACAAAAGCCTGGTCCGATGAAGAAGAAGCAAAGTTAAAAGACCTATATTTAACTAAAACACAAGACATAGAAGAGATTGCACAAGAGTTTCCGCATAAAGGATATAGAAGTATTATCTCTAAACTAGTTCAGTTAAAGATTTATCAAAAGCCAGAAGAGGCTCAGCCTGATAAAACAAAAACAGTTAAGTTGATGTTGCGAGATCTCGAAACTATGTTAGACATAGAAATAGAAGGCACAAATCTTAACAAAAAAGAAAATCTAAAAAATCTAGTAGAATCTGTAACTAGACTGTATACTCTAGCAAACGATAAATGATTATAGGAATTAGTGGTAAGCTATACAGCGGTAAAGACACTTTAGCTTCTTGCCTTTTGCATGAGTTTGACGACTATGGTGTTACTTTTATGCAAAAATCTTTTGCCTTTAAGCTCAAGAAAATGGGCGCATACTTAACAAATACTCCAGAAATTTGGTGGTTTACTCAAGAAGGTAAGCAACATTATTTACCTAAATGGGACATGACCATAGGAGAATTTCAACAAAAACTAGGAACAGAAGCCATGCGAGATAATATTCATCCAGACGGATGGGTAATAGCGTTAATGTCTGAATACTCAACCTTTGATAATTGGATAGTTACAGATGTTAGATTTCCTAACGAAGCAGAAGCCATAAAGAAAGAAGGTGGAACTCTAATTAGAATAGAGGGTGACCCTTCCAACGAAAGAAAAAATTCTAAAAGAGATCTAAATCACCCCAGTGAAACATCACTAGATGATTATGATGGTTTCGACTATAAGATAGTCAACTCGCCTCCTATTGAAACTCTACAAAAACAAGCACATATTATTGCTTTTAACTTGCTAAGATCTAGAATTTATTAATATAATATAAGAATGAATTACCAAGAGCTAAAAGAGCTTGTAAAAAAGCACTGTCATCTTTATTACGATGTGAATCGTCCAGAGATATCAGACCAAGAGTTTGATCGTCTATATGACACTCTAGAAGCCTTTGAAGATGCCCAGGGATGGGCAGATTATGATTCTCCTACCAAAAAAGTAGGGGGAACCAGTGGTAAGGTAAAACATAAATATAAGTTATTCTCGCTTAGGAAAGTCTATGACCAGGAAGATATTAACCCATCTTTCAAAATCAAGACCCCTAAGGTTGATGGTGCTAATATTTCTATCATCTATGTAGATGGCAAGATGGTTCTTGCTATGACTAGAGGTGATGGTGAGTTCGGAGAAGACGTAACTCATCTGGTTAAACATATTCAAAATGTCCCTGCAACCGTAAAATCAACCCATAAGGAATTGGTTATTAACGGAGAGTGCGTAACAGATAATGAGGTTACTAATTTTCGTAACTATGTGTCTGGCGCTCTAGGTCTAGACTCAGCAGAAGAGTTTAAAACCAGAAACATTAAATTCATAGCCCATGATTGGCTAGGTGTAGATATTGACTATACAGCACGAATGAGTGTTGTAAAAGCAATGGGATTTAATACCGTATTTGATACGGAATTCTGTTCTAAATATCCGCACGATGGAGAGGTATACCGACTTGATTCTTATAAAGAAAGTGTCGAGCTAGGTTGGACCTCTAAATATCCTAGGTTTTCAGTAGCCCTTAAACCTAGAGGTCTTCTTACGGCTATTGCCGAACTACAGAATGTAGTTTGGGTAGTAGGACGTACAGGCTCCGTAAATCCAGTAGGTATTGTTTCTCCAATCACTCTGGATGGTGCTGTCATTACTAGAGTAACTCTTCATAATATTGGTATTATCGAAGAGCACGAACTAGCTCTAGGAGACATCATTGAGATCGAAAGGGCGGGGGGAGTTATTCCTAAGTTCCTAAAAGTAATTGATAGAACTAATACTAACTCAAAAATTACAGCCCGTCACGCAGAAGAGCAGTTAGGTATTAAAACGTATAGAAACGGACCTAAGCTTTTTTGTGAAGATCACGAAGATCTAAGTGCCCCTAAAGCCTTAGAGCACTTTATCAAAATTATGGGTATCAAAGGGCTAGGTCCATCTAGTGTTAAAAAGATGGAACTTACTCACCCACTAGATCTCTACAAAGATCAAAAGTGGGCTGCCTTAGGCGCTAACGGCCCCAAGATTAAGGCAGAAATTGATAAGAGTAAAAACAAACCTTACTATATTGTCCTAGCAGCTCTAGGAATACCGCAGGTAGGGCTAACAGCTGCTAACAGTATTGTAAGTAAAATTCCGAGGTTTGATAGGCTGAGGGATATCGAGACAGTAAAAGTTGATGGAGTAGCGGAAAAGACTATCAATAGTATTCTCAGCTGGTTAGACGTCAACGAGGAGTGGGTATCAGAGCTCCCACTAAATCTGTCTCAGGACCTTACTACGGAAGCTATCACGGCTCCAATAAAGAAGGATAAAAAGATCTGCATAACAGGTAAATTCGATCTAACTCGAGAAGAGTTAACTGAGATTTTATCTGGCTATGGTTACGATGTTAAGACATCCGTAACACGCGATCTCTATGCTCTTATTAGCGGTGGAGATTCCACTTCTAGTAAGTTCAAAAAAGCTGAACAGTACGGTATTACTATCATAGATTTTTGGACTAATAAAGAAAAGATTTTAACTGGTCAATTCTAATTTAACAAAAATTCTAAAACTACCAATTAAGAAAATTGTTTACACTTTAATCTTGCTTAGCTCTTAGATCGCTGATATAATCTGAACATAATCAATCGGGAAACATCTGATTGAAAACAAAATAAAGAGGAAAATTAAAAACAATGTCAAAGTTTGAATACACTGATGAGATGGTTGCTCGTATGCAGTCACTCTGCGCAGGTGGAGTAACTGAGGAAGTTGTAGAGTCAATCTGCACTGAGTTCGAGTTCCCACGCCGTTCAGTAACCGCCAAGCTACGTAAGCTAGGTTACGACGTGCCAAAGAAGCCCGGCGCAGCTCCTATCTTCTCTCCTGAGGAGACTGAGGCACTAAAGCAGTTCCTAGTCGCTCATAGCGGACAGCACACTGCAGAAGAGATCGCTGCTAAGTTTGGTAATGGCAACTTCAATGCTCGCCAGATCAACGGTAAGGCTCTCTCACTAGAGATGACTCAGCACATCAAGCCAGCCGAGAAGAAGGTAGCTCCAAAGAGCTATTCAGTCGAGGAAGAGGCTCTTGTTCGTAAGATGGTTGAGGAGGGTGCATATCTCGAGGATATCGCTGCTCGCCTAAACAAGCCAGTCAACTCTGTTCGTGGTAAGCTTCTATCAATGGAGCTAAAGGCCCCACAGCGTGACAAGAAGGCTACAAAGACTGACCCATATGAGGGTATCGAGGATATGGCCGACAAGACCGTAGCCGAGATCGCAGCTCACTTCGGCAAGACTGAGCGTGGTGTTCGCACCGTTCTCACTCGTCGTAAGATGGCTTGCGCTGATTACCAGCCAAAGGCTGAGTAATAACTCAAGTAAATTGAGGGGAAGAAGCGGTAGGTGTAACTCACCTGCCGCTTTTTTATTGGTGAAATGGAAAAAGATTTAGAACCTTTTGAATTATTTAATGTGCCAGAAAGCACGTTAAACTATATATTATCACTTCCTGAAGAAGAAAAAACAGGCTACTTTCATTCCATAATCTCCAGATATTACGAAGATAAAGAATTAAGTAGTGAAAAATATAAAGAACTTCAGATAGCCTATAGAGCAAGTTTTATGCTAGAAAAAATATATCGAAACAATAAAGCCCTAAGAGATGGCTTTCGACCGGTGTATTCTAAGACTGGCTTAATTAGAGATTTGACTAATGATTTATATTTTATAGCTGAAAACCTACACGTTCATTAAAGTTTAAGCTAGTTAAATTGTTTGAAAAACGATAATATATAGTATGACTAACTTACAAGGATATTGGCTCAAAGAAGAGCCAACATACAGACTTGCAACTTGTTGTATGTTTGATAAACCGCCTTTAGATAAAATGAATATGGGCACGACTACAAAAACTAGTGCTCTTTCTAATTATCGAAAGGCTTTAGATAAAGCCGTTTACAACGCAAATAAACTTTTAGAACAGATTAAATTTCTATCTTCTCAGCCCAAAGAGCTTAGATATTGGAGAATTAGTTCTGAACTATTCCCTTGTTATACGGTAAAGGAGATACATCCATATTATGGAGAAATTACAGAAACACTTAAAGATATTCTGGGACGTGCTGGTGAACTCGCCATTTCTAGCGGGATTCGCCTTTCTAGCCATCCTGGTCAGTATACTGTCCTTGGTTCAAACCGTGCTGACGTGGTTACAAACTCTATAGAAGACCTGCATTATCACGCACAGATATTTAAGTGGATGAATATACCAGCAAAAGAAGCTATTATCAACATCCATTTACAAGGTCTCTACGGAGGTAAACACTCAGACGGTATTAGTAGATTTGCTACCAATTACAGATACTTAGATGACTATACACAAAAAGCATTGACAGTCGAAAACGAAGACAAACCTAATGGTTATGATATTGAGCACACACTAGAGCTAGCCAATATCATACCTATTAGATGTATGCTAGACGTACATCATTACTACTGTCATCGTAAGGGTGAAGAGTATATTACTCATACGCATCCGTACTTTAAAGAATTCTTAAAAACCTGGTATCCAATTCGCCCAGCTATGCATAAAAGCCAGAGTAAAATTGGATCATCTAGAATGAATGAACATTCAGACGAGTTTCACGATGAATTCTTTGCTAGCCTAGCAGTGCCTATGTTAGAGTATACAGACATAGAGTGTGAGCTTAAAAACAAATGGACAGGTGTTCAAAACTTTTACAACTATGTAAAAGAAGAAGAACAAATGGCCGGAGAAAATCTAAGCCTAAAAACAGTAAATTAATTCAATACATTTCTACATATTAATGCGTTAGTTTCAATTCAAGTTGACTAACGCATTTTTATTTGCTAGAATCTATTGATATAAGGATTAAACATGGCAGTAAAAAAAGAAATACCTGAGTCTAAAATTCGACAGGTTATCTGGATGCTCAAGGCAGGTAAAACTAAAAAGGCCTGCTGCGAACATCTTGGTATTGCGTATAATACCAAGAGACTAGATACTATTATCACAGAATTCAAAGAAGGTCTTGAAAGAGAAGAACGCCTTAAGAAAGAAATTCGCTCTAAACCTATTGATGAGGCAACAAAAAAATCAATTATAGGTTCATACCTAAAAGGAGAAAGTACTTCTTCTATTGCAGAAAGTCTATATCTAACTCCTCAGAAAATTAAACAAGTTCTTATCGAAGGTAACGTACCTATTAGAGCACGCTCAAAAAGAGGCGAGGCTAATGTAGACCATGTTATTCAAGACCTAGATAAAAAGTTCGTCAAGGGTGAAAAAGTATTTGTTGCAAAAAATAACAGTTTTGCTATAGTAAAAGAAATATACGACGAAGAGTATTTAGAGAGATTCGACAATGCTCATCTAAAGTCGGTAGAATTACATTCTTGGGCTAAGTTAGCTCCCGACCAAGAGCCTGTAGAGGGTATTCATTATGAATCATACTACATCCTTGATGACGGTAGTCAGTGGAAAAGATTCGCTGCCCAGAATTTTATTAACAGAGTCACAAAAATAATCGAAGAAACAGGAAGAGAAACTTATCTAGTATATCATATCGGTGATTATTCATATTTCGCCGAATACTATAGAAGAGATCTCTTTCCTATAGCAGGGAGTAACCCAGTTGCTTGATCTACAAAAACTAACTCTAGGTAGGCTTTTGGCTACTAGAGATAACGATTTCTATTCAAAACTTATGCCGGAATATTTCTCTGGCATGAGTCTTGTGCTATTTGATAAGATTAAAAACTTCTATAAGGCTAATCTTAGACTGCCTAGCATAGAAGAATTACTAATTGTACATAAAGATGTTGCTTTACAAGACTATATTGATACTCAGATTCTATCTGATACTAATAAGTACGAAACTATTGCTAATGCATTTCTAGTAGGTCAGTTACAAGATCATTATGTAAGAGAAGATACTATCAGATTTCTAGACAAGTTTATGGATGATTTTGAAAACTATGAAAAAGTAGAAATCATTGATAAACTGCAAGAACACGTTTTACAACTTAATAAAGCGTCTCCATCAGTAGATGAACTATTTGATGTAGGAGAATTAGAATTCTTTCCTAAAGGAGACGACTTTACCCTATATCCATCAGGTCTTAGTACTGAATATGATTCAGTCAATGGAGGGTTTGCTCTTCAAGAACTAGTCCTTCTAGGTGGTCGTAGAGGTAGTGGAAAATCTATTATAAGTTTGAATTGCGCCTTTAATCGTTTCAAACAAGGCGCTACTGTAGCTTTCTTTACCATTGAAATGAGATACAAAGAAGTATACGATCGACTTCTATCTATAATTAGTGAAGTTCCATTTCTGGATATCTATAGAAACGAACTAAAAGAAGATCAAAAGTTAAGAATACTTCAAGCTAAGGTAAATACTTTTTATCAGCCAGAACCAGAGCTTTTAAAGCTAGTAGATGAAACTACTAGAACTAAAGACTTTGATAGGTTTGAACTAGAGATGAAAAATCGAAAGTTTCCTATGAAAGATAATAGGTTCTTTCTGATAGACGATGAAAGCTTGAATCTTTCTAGAATAGATCACTATTGTAATCTATTCAGTAGTAAATATCCTAACTTTAATATGGCTGTAGTTGACTACATCAACATCATTAAGATACCAGATCAAAAAGACTGGAAATCTCAGATCGTATTGTCAGACAGCTTGAAATCTGTAGCAAGAAAGTATAATATAACAGTGCTTTCTCCTTTCCAGATTGATTCTTCTGGAGAAGCGCGATTTGCAAAAGGTATCTTAGATTTCGCAGACAGAGCTTTTAGCTTCATGCCTGTAGATCAGGAAAAAGATCCTAATAAACTGAAAATGTTAACCTCTAAGATAAGAAATGGTAAAACGATTAACTTTGAAGTATTCATGAACTGGCCTTGTGTTAAGATTGACCCAAGCCAGAGTAAAGTAATTAATGAACAGCTTCTACCCGGTGAGAGATACGGATCAGAAGAATCATCAAAGGATTTATAAAATAAATGGACCTTATAACCATATTAGAAGATAGAGGAATTCCTTTTAAGAAAACAAATAATCCTTCTACTATCTTAATTAAATGCACTTCTGGTTTACACGAAGATAGAGATCCTTCACTAAGCTATAACTTAGACAAAAACGTATTTAAATGTTGGAGTTGTGACTTTAAAGGTGGAGGATCTAAGTTTTTGCAATCTATAGGAATTGTAACTAGAGTTCCCATAGAAACTAAGCAAAGATTTAAAATTCAAAAGCTTAAACAGAAAGTTACGTCTTTTATTGAAAAAGACAATCTAAAGTTACCTAATAACAGGACAGAAGTAGATTTTCCGTTTAAAGGAATATCTGAAGAAGTATTGCAAGAATTTGGAACATTCCTAACTCACGAGATGGGAATGGAAGATTATATTTGCATACCAGTCTATCAATTTGGTAGACTAAGATTTATAGAAGGTCGATTAAGACTTACTAGTAGTAAAAAACCGAAATACTTTCGTAGACCTATGGGAGCCTCTGTTACACAGATACTATTCCCATTAGATAAAATAGAACAAACAAAAGAAATTATATTAGTAGAAGGTATATTCGATATGTTAAATATGTGGCAGCACGGATTTAGAAATGTTCTATGTATATTTGGGACTCAAAATTTTGGTCCTAAAAAAGTAGAACTTCTAGATCAAATAGGAATTACTAAAGTTCATCTTCTAATGGATGGAGATTCTGCTGGTATAAGAGCTGCTGCTAGTATTCAAAAACTACTAGAACTAAATAACATAGAAGTAAGAAATATAAGCTTACCTCCAGGAAGAGATCCCGGAGATCTATCAAAATATGAATTGGAACAAGCAATAAAATGACAAAACTAGCTTTCGTATGTGCGTCTGTCGCCGATACAACTTTAGACTCATGGCTTAAAGAACTAGCACCCACATCCCTACATTCTAAGTATGATATTAAGTACCTATGCTCATCTCCTAAGGATAAGATCCTTAAGAAAGATGTAGATCTCGAAATGACAGTACTAGATACATATCCTTATATTGTACCTGTAGGTGCCGAAGCTCTTAAGCATGTATGTGGTATGACTGGAATAACTAAATACAATGGAACCATTGTAAAAGATAAGTATATTCCATTGATGCATCCTAACATCATATCTGTTAAACCACAGAGTAGAGATGATATCGTTAAAGCCCTATCTACTATTTCTCAAATCGTAGATGGTAACTATAGCGTAGTTGTAAATGATAAGACCCATCTGTATATAGATAATGAGGAATCATATAATCAATATATGTCTTCTAGCTTTATAGATGCTAAAGAAGTAGTATGCGATATCGAAACTACAGGTCTATCTTTTATGGACAATGACATAATCGGAGTTGCCTTTAGTACTAAACCTCACGAAGGTGTATTTATATCTATTGATATAATCCTAAAGCATAAAGAAGAAATTAAAAATCTACTTAAAACTAAAAAAGTAATATTCCATAACGGCAAATTCGATCAACAGTTCTTGAACTATCAACTAGGTTGGGAGTTTCCTGACTTTGAGGATACCATGCTTCTTCACTATTGCTTAGAAGAAGCCGTAGGCACGCATGGACTTAAGCCTCTAGCTATGAAATATACCGATCTAGGTGACTATGAGCGCGAACTAGATGAATATAAAAAAGCTTTTTGTAGAAAAAGCAAGCTCAAGCTAGAAGACTTTAATTACGGAATGTTACCCTTAGACATCCTGGCTCCTTATGCTTGTAAGGATGCGGATGCTTCTTTTCAACTATATCTAAAATTCAAACCTCTTGTTGATAAGAATCCAAAATTTAAAAGTCTCTACGAGACAATTCTCCTACCTGCTAGTAAATCACTAATGGTTCTAGAGAGAAACGGAGGCCCTATTGATGTAGCCTTCGCCCAAACTCTTGTAGATAACTACAAAGTAGAAATTGATAAAACTCTAAAAGAGATTTATCAAGATGAAGCTGTTGCTAGATTTGAGCGTATATATGAAAAAACGTTCAATCCCAATAGCACTATGCAACTTAGAGAACTTTTCTTTACTATTCTAAGACTAGAGCCAGTAAAGAAAACAGATTCCGGTGCTTGGTCAACAGATAAGGAAGTTCTAGAAGAACTAGATCATCCTCTATCTAATCTAATACTAGATCTTCGTAAAAAGAAAAAGATCCAAGATACATATCTTGAAGGTATTATTAGTGGGTTAAGCTCTGATAAAAGACTACGTAGTGGTTTCAATATTCATGGAACTACCAGCGGACGTCTATCTAGCTCTGGAGTAATTAACTACCAAAATATTCCTCGAGACAATAAGGACATCAAAAAGATGTTTAAAGCCCGGGAGGGTTATAAGATAGTTCAGGGAGACTTGAAGACTGCGGAAGTGTATTACGCAGCAGTTCTCAGTAATGACGAATTCTTACAGAAAGCGTTCGTAGAAAAACTAGACTTCCACTCTTACATTGCTAAACAGATTTTCAATTTGCCGTGCAAGGTAGAAGAAGTTAAAAAACTATATCCAGATAATAGACAGTGGGCAAAAGCAATTACATTCGGTATCATGTATCAAGCAGGGCCGGGTAAAATTGCAGAAACTGCTAACGTTACCTATCAAGAAGCTAAAATGTTTATTAATAAATACTTTAGAGAAGCTAGTAATCTAAAGATATGGATTGATCATGCCAATGATTTCATTGCAAGCAATGCCTATATCTATAGCTTCTTCGGCAGAAAGCGCCGACTTCCAGAGAGTAAATCTCCAAATAGAGGCGTAGCAGGTCACGCAATTAGGTCTGGGGTTAACTTCTTAGTACAGAGTGTAGCGTCTGACATTAATCTTTTAGGTCTTGTAGATGCTATGAAATGGATAGAAGATAACAACTATCAGAGAGAGATCATACCTTTTACTGTTGTTCACGACTCTATAGTCGCGGAAGTAAGAGAAGATCTAGTTGATACCTGGGCTCAGAATATGCGTAAGTCTATTCAGATAGACAGAGGAATTAGTATCCCTAACTGTCCTATTGATGTAGATTTCGAAGTAGGCAATAGCTGGGGAGAACTTGAGCCACTCAAAGTTTAAGGATATTGTTTTTCCTTTTTTTGCGAGAAAACATAATCCATATTCTGTAATATACAAAAAAGATAAGGTTCTTGTTAAGGTAGATCCCCACAGTAAGGTTACGTTTATAGACAATGTAACCCCAGAAAACAAGAATCTTTCTTATTTTGAAAGATTATCTAATTTTGATACTAGAGTATCTTTTGAGTTTACTTGTAGAAATTTAACTGAACTATTGAATGCCAAAGTTTATTGGGGTGTAGATAGTACAGGTAAAGTATTTGATTTAGTAAATAAAGAGAGATTTCCAACAAAACTAGCAAGAATTAGAAAAATTAAAGAAGGACTAATTTGGGTAAATTATGTTAGCTATCCGTTAAAAATACATAAAACTGTAGACTTAGAAAATGCTGATTTAGACGTACTAAAAGTAATACTACTCTACATTGATTATGAATGGGTTATCTATCAGTTTACCTATGATACAAAGATTAGTGAATACATAAACCTATGAAGATAAAAAACGCTACAATAAATGAAAAGTTAAGAATCTGCAAAGATGACATAGAAGATATAAGTGATTTTGAATCTCTATATCTCTATAATTACGGAGATGAATTCTTTTCATCTATTGAAGAGATTGATAACTATTATTTAGTCCCTAGTAATTCTATATTTAAGTTAGAAGTAGAAAACTTAAAAGATGAGCGTACAAAAAAAGAAATTGAACCTCTACTAGAATTTAATGGTAAATTAAGGCCTGAGCAGTTAGAAGCTATCAGGCCTTTTTTTCCAAATGGAATAGGTATGAGGGGACTTAATTCTGGGTTACTTCAGGCACCGTGTGGATGGGGAAAGACTTTTGCAGCGTGCAATCTCATAGCAGAAGCAAGTCTTACTACTATAATTATAGTGCACACTAAGCTACTGTTCTATCAGTGGATAGAAGAACTGAAAAAGTTAATACCAAATCAAGAAATTGGTATGATAGGCGATGGTAAGTTTAATCTTAAACCTATAACGGTTGCTATCTATAAAAGCGCCAACAATAATATAGAAGCTATAAAGAACGAATTTTCCCTAGTGATAGTAGACGAGGCACATCTGTGCCCAGCCGAAACCTTCTCGGAAACTGTAAATAATATAAATTCTAAGTATAAGATTGCGATTACTGCAACTCCTGCTAGAAAAGACGGTCACCATTTAGTATTACCAGATTATTTTGGAGATAAGTTAGTAGTCGCTAAAGATAGTAGAAAATTGGCAGATTGCCATTTTGAAATAGTTAAATCAGATATACCTTTTATGATATTCAATATCAATAGAGATTGGACTGCTAGGTTATCTGAACTAGGAGAAAATCCCAAGTATTTAAACTTAGTCGCAGAAAAAGCTAAAGAGAAAATAGCCGAAGGTAGATGCTTATTAATTCTGTCAGAACGAGTAGGTATGCTAAAAGAACTATTAAAACTAATTCCAGATAGTAAACTTTTGATCGGAGAAACTCCGCAAACCGAAAGAGATAAAATACTAAACTCTGCTGGAAAAGAAGTAAAAGCTATCCTCACCACTAAGATATTTGACGAAGGAATTAGTTGTCATCGTCTAGATACAATATTTTTAACTTGTCCTAATAATAATCCTATTAAACTAGAGCAGAGAGTAGGAAGAATTATTAGGTTACATCCAGATAAAAAAGATCCACTAATCGTAGATTTTTGGCTAAAAGGACATATAGTTCAGGCACAACAATCTAAGAGAGTTCAGTGGTATCTGATCAAGGGATTTAAACCGATTGAAGCATTTTAATTGGTACGAGTTAAAGTCGCGCAGTGATAATGTACCGGAAGGTATAATTACATTGACTTATGCTCTTAGTAAAGGATATAATTCAATTATAAGTTCTTCGGAGAGTTTATTGCTCTCCAGACTTAACATTGATCATATACCTCAAGTTTTATATAGGAAAAGACATATAGTTAAAAGTCTCTTTGGGATTATTAACAACTATGTAACTACAGAACCTCAATGTTATTTAGTCAATTTCGATTGGCTAAACGATAAAGAATCTGTCTACAATAAAATTGTATATATTTATGCGCTGAGTCAAAGATCCATAAATAATAAAAATTTATATATTCCAGAAACTTATCTAGATGATAAATACTGGGATAATCCTTACTTAAAACATAAAGATCAAAAAATATGGTTCATACCAGAACTTACACACTTAAACCAATCTAAAAAAGGAGAAACAACAAATGGTAGCATGGGATCAGGCTAAAAAAGAAACAAAAGGAGATCGCAAGGTAATCGAGCGTCTAACAATAGTAGGAGATACTAAGGTTAGATTCGTGGGAGAAGTTCTTCCTCGTTACGTTTACTGGGTAATCACTAAAGAGGGAAAGAAGATGCCGGTAGAATGCCTACAGTTCAACCGTCAGTCAGAATCTTTTGACAGTAATGCAAAAGACCCAATGAAGGAACTACCTCCAGATATCTATTCTGAAAAGCCACAGTTCGCTTATGTCTGTAACGTACTAGACAGAAGCGATGGTAAAGTCAAGCTATTCGACGTCAAAGCAACTATTTACAAGCAAATTGTAGACTATGCTCGTAACCCAGAATATGGTAACCCCGCAGACCCAGAAAAGGGATACGACATCACAATCAAGAAAGAGAAGACAGGTCCTCTTCCTCAGAACGTAAAGTATACCTGTGTACCTGCTAGAACAAGCAAGGCACTGACTGCAGAAGAACGTGCTATTGAGCTTTACGAAGTATCAAAGATGTATAAGCGCCCAACTTACGAAGAGCAGAAGAAGTGGCTACTAGACAACACCATGTTGTTTAGCACTATAACTGACAATTCTCTATCACCAGAAGGAGTAGAGGATCTTAATTAATGGGTAAGGTATCAAAACTAGCAGAGATGATACCTAACGGTAAACCCTCTGTAACACCTGACCCAAATAATCCGGGGCAGATGCACATAAACATTGAAGAACTGCAGAAACACAACCTGTTTTTTGCAACTCCATGTTATGGTGGACAGCTAACAGATCAGTTTTTCTTATCAATGTTTAGGCTTACTCAAGCTCTAAATCATTACAAGATTAACTACAGAATCACTACTCTTAGAAATGAGAGCCTAGTGCCTAGAGCTAGAAATATCTTAACAGCAATGTTTCTAGAGAGTGATTGCTCTCACCTAATGTTCATAGATGCAGATATTGAATTCGAGCCAGATTCGGTAATCAGAATGTTAGCAATGAATAAGCCATTAATTGCAGCAGCTTATCCTAAGAAAACAGTTGATTGGGAGAGTGTAAGAAGAGCAGCTATCGAAGGAAAAGAGGATATCTCTAAGTACAGTGCTCAATATGCTATAAATCTTAAGTTCAAAGATCCTAGAACTAGAGAACTTAATGTAGATAACGGAGCTATAGAAGTAATGGATGCTTCTACCGGATTCTTCATGGTGCAAAGAGTTGTCTTTGACAAGATGATTCAAGCATATCCAGAACTACATTATAAAAATGATAGTTCTATTGATCCTAAGTTCAATCCATTCTGTTATTCTTTCTTCGATACTATTCATGATCCAGATGATAACAGATACTTATCAGAAGACTATACTTTCTGTCGTAGATGGCAGAAAATAGGCGGTAAGATTTGGCTTGATCCTAGCACTAGACTAAGTCACGTAGGGGCATTCACTTTCCCTGGAGACGTGAGCAGGATATTTGACAGACGTTAACCGCGTTGTGTCTCTCCGAGACAGCGTAGGAGATGCTAGATCTCCGAGACGGCGTGGGAGCTCTTGTAATAAGACACAAGACTCCCACGTATTCGTTATGTCTCTCCGAGACCTCTTAGTTGCA